TGAATACGAATAACAGCCCCACGTTCATCAATGTGTATGCAACTGATTGGTTCCGTAACAATAACGCTGGCGAGGGTCTGTACAATGAATCCACAGGCGCACACTTTATGAGTGAGGGCAGTGGACAGTGGACCATCATGGACGCTGACTCTAGTATGATGCTGCGCTTAGAGACCAATAACGGTTCATACAGAGGTGCTGTTTACGCAGATAGCAGTAATGCTATTGGCTTTTTAGATAGTGATAGTGCTTGGGCTATTAAGCACACCAGAGATAGCCGCACAGAGTTTTATGTAAACAATGTAGAATACATGGAGTTGAATGCGAATGGTCTATGGTTATATGACGGTTCACTGCATGAGGACTATGACGCATTATCAGGCACATCTCCGACCTGTAATGTATACAATGGCGGCGCATTTAGTTTATCAATGTCAGGCAACACCACATTTACATTTAGTAGTGCCTCAAGCGGAATGTCTAGCGGCTTCATCCTACAGCTAACAGGCAACGGCTCAACAGTCACATGGCCTAGCACAGTTCGTTGGGCTGGTGGTACAGCTCCTGACGCACCCGCCAGTGGTGAGACAGATATTCTAGTGTTCCATACACGTGATGGTGGTTCTAACTGGTACGGTGTACTCTCAAGTGATGCTGCTGCATAAGGAGTAAAGCATGGCCTACTCAACTAATCCTTTCTCAGTAGCTACCTTTGGTGAAAGCTATGAGCAGGCCAATGCTTCCTTTGTACTTACAGGTGTTGTAGGTACAGGTGCAGTAGGTGATCCAGATATTAGCTCACGTACTACTGTTATTATTGCAGGCGTACAAGCTAACGGTGCAGCAGGAAGTGCAACAGCAGCAGCAGGTGCAGTAGTTGTACCATCAGCAGTAACAGCTACAGGTGCAGCAGGTGCTATTACAGTAGACGGTGGTGTAGGTACAACTCCTACTATCACAATGGCTACAGCATTTACTGCAAGTCTGGGTGGCATTACCGTAAGTGCAGGGTTTGGCCCAACTATACAGCCTGTAGGGTTTGGCTTACAGATCATCACTGACTCACTACTAGTACAGGGTGATGAGGTTGTAGTAGAGTCAGACGCTAACATCAGCCTAGCAGGTAAAGGTGTAGGTGGTACGCTATTAGGCAATACTGTCACACCAGACTGTCAGGCTGTAGTATTACCATCAGGAGTACAGGGTACGTTTACTGTAGGCGATGAAACTATTAATGCGATACAGTTTGACTATGAGTCAATCAAAGAAAACTACAGCAGAGATCGTACTGCTTACATAGGTGAGTATAGCACACTAGGTAACACAGCGTATGTACGTGCAGCATAGGAATAATAATAATGTCTCTTAAATGGCCTAACAAAGATCCTAATGAAATACTAGACTATAGCATTGACTGGTCTCGCTTTCTTAGTGGTGCAACACTTAGTAGTGTTACTTGGTTTGTTGATGACGCTGATGGTGTAAAGACTCAGCTTATTCCTAGTGGACAGCTTGTAAAAGGCATTCAGCTTATCTCTGCTACTAATACAGACAAAGTAGCTACTGCACGTATAGGCTCTGGTGATAATAATATACAGTACCAGTTCTACTGTCGCATAGCCGACACGAATGGTTTAGTAGTAGAACGTAAGGTTCGTTTACGTGTAAGGAATAAATAATGGCATATAACTATTTAGGACTAGTAAACGAAGTAAACCGCCGCCTTAACGAAGTAGAGCTATCAAGTTCTAACTTTGATACAGCTGCAGGTTTCTATAGTTCAGCTAAAGACGCTGTAAATGCTTCGCTACTACACATCAACCACGAAGAGTATAACTGGCCTTGGAATCATATTCTAGAAGAAGAGACCCTTACTGCTGGTGTAACACGCTACGATTATCCTACTGATGCTAAACTAATTGACATGAATAGCTTTCGCATTAAGAAAGATGCCTCATTAAGTGTAAGCACTACTAAACTAAAATCTATGGATTACCAAGAATACCTTGACAACTATGTTGATTATGAGTATAACACTGGTAACGACTTACAAGATCTTCCCCGTCATGTTTCTCGTTCTCCTAGTAAAGAGTTTCTAATAGTACCTACTCCAGACAAAGCATATGAAATAGTATATGAGTACTACCGCAATCAGGTGTCACTTGAGTTGTATGATGATGTACCTACTGTCCCTATTGAGTTTAAGCATATTATTGTAGATGGTGCCATGTTCTACGCTTATCAGTTCCGTGCTGATACACAGGCATCTCAGATTGCACAAGGTAAGTTTGAATCTGGTATTAAGTACATGCGTAGTTTGTATATTAACCGTTATGACTATGTACGTTCTACAATGATTACACGTAACAAACCTAGCCTAAGAGTAACATAATAATGGCTACACAGTGGCAAACATTTCCAGTACCTTTTACGGGCGGCTTGATTACAAACATCAGTCCTCTCCAGCAGGGTATTAATAATGTAGGTTCAGCATTTCAACTACAAAACTTTGAGCCTTCCCTAGATGGTGGTTACCGTAAGGTATCAGGCTATACTAAGTTTATTAATGCTGCGCTTCCTGGCTCTGGTGTAGTACAGGCTCTAGCGTTAGTGCAGCAGGCTAACAACCAAAAGGTCATTGCTGCACGTAATGGCGTGTACTACATAGGCAACGCCATTGATGGTACACCTACATGGACTTCTCTTGCTACAGCACCTAACATTACCTTCACTAAGGTAAGACAGGCACGTTACAACTTTAATAACGTATATCAGATATGTTTTGTTGATGGTGTAAACTTCCCTGCATACTATGATCGTACAGCAGGTACACTGACGCACATGACAAGCTCAGCAACTAATGATGCTGTAGAGGGTGCAAGTCATGTCTGTATGTTTAAGAGTACACTCTTCTTTGGTGTAGGTACAGAGCTAGTCTTTACAGCACCCTATAGTGCAGATGACCTAAGCCCTGCTAATGGTGCAGGGAGTATTAGTATTGGCTCAGAGATTACGGGACTGATTGTCTTTCGTGATCAGCTTATCGTCTTTGCTGTAGATAAGATCATGCGTATCACAGGTACTAGCGCAGCAGACTTCTCTATGAGCGCTGTGACAGAAGACTTAGGATGCTTAAGTGCTGATACTATCCAAGAGGTAGGCGCAGATGTTATGTTCCTTGGCCCTGACGGTTTGCGTACACTAAGTTCTACAGACCGTATTGGTGACTTTGGTATTGATGTTGCATCTAAGAACATTAGACCTACAGTAACTAAACTACAGGACTACGCTGCTAGTTTTAGTAGTACTGTTATTCGTAGTAAAGCTCAGTACAGATTGTTTGCTTACGTAGACAGTGAACGGGATGGTGTTGCTAAGGGTGTACTAGGCACTAAGTTTATTGACCAGGGGGGTCAAGGCTTTCAGTGGGCTGAGCTTAAAGGCTTTAAAGTGTACATTGCAGACTCGCAGTTTATTGGTGAGGATGAGTATCGTATCTTTGCTAATAACGATGGCTACGTTTACAACTTAGATACAGGTACTAGCCGTGATGGATCTGCTATTGATGCTATCTATGAGTCCCCTTATATGCCTATTAATGACCCTATGGTACGTAAGACTTTCTATAAGTTAAACTTCTACATTAAACCCTTTGGTGCTATTAATATAACTGCGGGTATTAAGTTTAACCAAGGTAGAACAGGGTATATTCAGCCAGCTTCGTTTCAGATTGTGCAGACGGGTGGTGCTGTAGGTATCTATGGTGATAACACGTCTACTTTTGGCACTGCTGTGTATGGTGCGCCTAGAACGCAGAACTACCTTAACCAAGTTATTGGCTCTGGTGAAACAGTAGCGATACGTATTGAAGATAATAGTGCTGATGCAGCATTCTTATTAGACACAGCACTCTTTGAGTATGCTACAGATGATAGACAGTAAGGAAAACTGATATGGCAGGTTATACACGTCAAGACTTAGCTAATAACATTGCTAACGGTAACGTAATTGATGCTGATGATCTTGACAACGAGTTCAACGCTATTGATGCAGCGTTTAATAACGCTACAGGACATACTCATGATGGTACGGCTGAGAATGGCTCACCTATTACAGTGGTTGGCCCTGTGCAGGATGTCATTGTTACTAGTGCTGTAATGCGCCCTAAGACTACTAACGTTCTTAGCTTAGGTACAGACGCAGTTCGATAC